AAACCTTACAAACTATCGCGCGTTGGTTTCAGATGGTGGTGGTAAGGTAGCGGTAGCTGCAACTACATCAACTGAAATAGGTTATTTCAGTGGGGTTACTTCTAATATTCAAACGCAGATAGATAATAAAATAGCATCTTCTTTATCTTTTCTTGGATCATATCATAATGCTCAAGTAAATACTGGTGTAACTATATATGGTGGATTTACATTAGCAGGATTTAATGGTAATGAACTTTCAAGGCTTTTCGTTATTCCAAATAATTGCTCTATGAAAAATTTTTATGTTCGTATGGCAACAGCCCAACCCGCTACAGGAAGTCTTGTTTTTACATTAAGAAAGAATCAAGCAGATACAGCAGTAGTTACTACAATAGCGGCGGGAAGTGCATTAGGAACGGAAGCAAATAGCGGTATTACAACTGCTACTTTTTCGGCGGGTGATGATTGTTGTTTTAAAGTAATTAATAATGCTTTATTGCAAAGCGGCGCGGTAGGTAATACTTCAATAATGGTAAGTATATGAAATATGAAATAATCGAAAAGCAAAACGTGACGATTATCCACGTTTTTGAAGGCAATATATTTTTTGGATATGACGAAAGCGAGGATTATGATTCTTTTCGCGTTGCATTAGATACCAAAGGTATAGATGTTTTTGTTGACTTATTGATACAAGATTCAAACACCGCTTATTTAACTTTCATAAATGGCTAATAGTCCTTTAAACAATTTAATAAATAAGTTTGGTGCTGATGTTGTCGAAAAGGCAATGCAGAATCTCGGTGCATATCGTACCGTTAAAGGAAAGAAAAGACGGGCGGTTGCATCTGATACATTACGTAGATCACTTGCATATTATTACAACGCAAAGAAAGGTAAGTTAGAGTTCTTTGCCAAAGGTAAAGCGAGTCAGTATGCTGATGTAGTTGAGCAAGGTCGTAGAGCAAATTCAAAGCGTCCACCTATTGAAGCTATTATTCAATGGATGAAAATAAAACCTATTAGGGTTCGTTCTTTGGATGGAAAGATAGTTAAGCAAACACCCGAAAGAATTGAAGCGGCTGCGTTCAATATTGCACGTGCCATAGGTCGCAGGGGTATACCTCCGCTTTATTATTGGCGCGATGCTGTTAATGATTTAATTGATGTTTACGAGCCACAATTTGCAGAGGCTTTAGGTAAAGAAATAAAAATTGTAATTGAAGATAACCTTCAAAAGAAAATAAAAGTATGATAACGACAAAAATAACAGGACTTTCGGCTCAAGGATCTACCGAGTTTAATGGTCTTGCATATTCAAATAACGATGTGGCCATTACAATGGCTTCAGACAATGTAAGCCAACCAGGATTTAAATATATTTTTATTATTAACGATTACAAGTTTTACGTTGCGCCAAATGCAGCTTTGAATGGTGTGTTTAATTGTAAAACTATATTTAATCAGTTGACGCCTACTCCTATGGTATATAATACAAGTGATGTATTAGTACACATATCAGAACCATTATTATCAAGATTTTTAAACGTTAAAGGATTTGTTATTCAATGTTATGAAGGTTGGGAGATAGGCGGCGTGTTTACCGAGGATGAAACCGATGTAGTAGAATATCAATTAATGTGTGTATATGGTAGTGGTAAACAGAACTTTATTGTTATGGGTACAAACGACACAAAGCCATTAGCATTATGCCAAGCCTATGACAATACACTTGGATTTAATGCTGAAACTGTAGCGACTGCAATTAACCTTCCTGCATCACTTCAAAGCGAAACAATAAACTGGCAAAAAATATCTCGTTCAAATGTTTCAGGTCAAGAAGATAGCGCATATAGAATACTATCTTGGATTGCGGATGATGGAACTTATTTAAATACTAACTATCCATTTTTAACGATTGATAATTTTCTATTTGAGTTATATAATGAATTAGGAACTATTGAAACATCAGTATCTATTCCATTTACTACAAATGAACGTTCATTGTTTCATTTGCCAACAGGATTAAAGAACCTTTTGGAAGGTGGATATATAGACCAAACAACTGCGGATAATACCGCTTACTGGACTTTAGTAGGTGTTGATGCAGATGATAACGAAGTAACCGCAAAATATGGTTATTGGGTTGAGAGTGACTGCAAGTATAACCCAGTTCATTTGTATTGGCTCAATCAAATGGGCGGTTGGGATAGTTATTCTTTTATTAAGAAAAACGAAAGATCCATTGAGGTAGATAAGAAACGATATAAGCAATATTTAGGCGACTATAACAACGCGACAACTGACAATCCGTTTTCAACCGAGGCATTCTCACGTTCACTAACCGAGCGCGAACCTATCGTAAAAACGTTTTTGAATTTAAATTCAAATTGGTTAACGGAATCAGAGTTTAAGTATATGCGCGATTTGTTCCGTTCAAAATCGGTTTGGATGGTAGATGATAACGTAGATGGTTATTCGGTTGTTCCTGTTGTTGTAGAAGATAACAACTACCTAATGCGTAGGGAAAGAAACTCACGCAAGTATAATCAAACATTGCGCCTACAAATAGCAAACGACAATGAGACATTAAATATCATTAATACTCCTTTCCCAATTCCTGCGCCTGTAGCTTGTGAATATTATAACGTATTTACAAGATTAGGTGGAAGTTCTGCTTTAACGCTCGGTTCTAATTTGGGGAATGCCGCTAATATAGTTGTGACAAATTCAACAAGAGATAGATACATTACCGTTGATGTAAATGATTCTTCAAGTAATACGCCAATCGCAGGACAAGTTTATTATGTGCGCATAGATTACAACTTTAATTGTCCATCTACAATCATAAGAAACGGATATATAGATTTAGGAAATATTTTAACGGGTGGTGGAACTAGAACGAGTTTAATGGGATTACAAACTTCAGGAACTGCAATAATAGCGACAGGTGTTTGGGGTACTCACACAACTACTGATAATTTCTTTAATATTCAAATGCCAGGATGGTCGGGCGGTGGAACTGTTAGCGGTAATATTTATGTAACGGTTGGTTTTGGTAATTGTCCCTAATAAGAACAAATGGAAACAGCACTTATAATATATAGTCAAGGCGACAATGTACCTACGTTAGTTGACCTTTACGAAAACGAGACTATCTCGCTTCAGTTCAACTTTAGCGACATTAAGGACTTAAAGCCGCGTGGATCGTACTCGCGTACTTTTCGCATTCCTGCGAGTGAAACCAACAGCAAGATATTTGGATTTATTCAAGAGAATACTTTTCAGTTCGGTACATTCAATCCAAAGCGAAAACTGAACGCGATTATCACAGTTGACACTATACCGATTCTTGAAGGTAACTGCCAGTTTAAAGCAAGTTATACAAGCAATGGCGAGGTGAGTGAATACGAGATTGTATTCTTTGGCAACGTAGTAGATTTCTTTAAGAATATCGGAGATAACGATTTCAAAGGTTATATTTCAACACAACTACAAACGGACTACAATTACGTTGTTGAATACGACAACATCGCAACGTTTAACGCTGAAACGGATATATACTTAACCCTAACTGACAGAGGTCAAAATTGGGTAGGTAATGTAGATGATGCAAATTCTAGGTGTATCAATTCAACAAATACAAACGTAGTAGCTAAAGCAGGTGAGTTAACTCCATTCGTTTCGGCTCGGTATATCTTCAACAAGATAATCGGGTTAAGTGGTTTTGAACTTGGAGACAACTCAAGTACACTAACTGATGAACTTGATTTCATGTATATTCCGTGGACAAGCGAAGCGGGACAAATACAGCAAGGTGGCGGAAATCCTGAAACTGCGAAGTTTAGATTGAACGGTTATACACCTGATGAGACTTTTGTAGTGGGTGACTTTGCGAATGAAACAATAAATGGTTATACAAACTCGGTATATCATTTGCCATTGTTAACTGAAACAAGTGACCCAGGCAATAACGTTACAGGTAACGTATATACCGCGCCATTTAGCGGTAACTATAAATTCAATACTTTTATTACCGCGCAAGTAGATGCTAATACAAATTCGAGTATAGCAATTTATTATATTAAAACTGATTTATCCGCGAATAAAACATTTTTCAATTCATTTGGAAGTATATCTTTTTTCACGTATGATAATCAAGGCAATGATGTATTTTTTACCAATGTAGATAGGTTTGGAAGTAACCAAACGCCAAACATTTTTTTAGAGGCAGGTGAAACCGTTGAGCCTGTATTAGTTCAACTAGAAGCGTTTACTTCGTCTTGGCAAAATTTCACAGGTACGTTCACTCTAGATAGCGTTAGATTTGAAGCTAACGAGATAACAAAGCCATTGTATGGTAACGTTATTGATTGGAGTGCGAATGCACCAATTATGAAGTGTAGTGAGTTTATGGATTCGCTTTTTAAAATGTACAATCTTGTTGTAGTTCCTGACAAAGTCAATCAAAAGATTTTAGATTTTACTCCATTAAATGAATATATAAGTCAAGGTGTAGCAAAAGATTGGACACCGTTGTTGGATATTAGTAAGGACATAACTCTAACCGCTACAACCGATTATCAAGCACGAAAGAACACATGGACTTATAAAGCAAGTAGCGACTTATTCAACACACTTTATAACACACAAGGTGACCGTGTTTATGGTAGGTTGGAATTGATTGATCCACAAAACGACTTTGCAACTGAAGAACAAAAAATAGAGTTGTATTTTGGCTCAACTCCTATCGTTCCGATTAAGGCTACATCGTATGCTATCCCTAAATTCGTCAACGACCAATATCAGTATAGCGCACCTAACCCGCGAATACTTTACAAGACAGGCGAAACGATGAACTTCAACGTGTACAATAACACAACAAATGGAGTCAATGTAGTTAGCGCGTTTATGTTTAGTCACTATTCGGATTTTTTGCCAGATATTACAACTAGAGATTTGAACTTTGGACAGGAAACTCCACTATGTGAGATTGCTTCAATTCCATTTAAGACATTATACGGGCGTTACTGGAATGAGTATATCGAAAACATTTACGCACCTGATGCGCGTGTATTAGAGGCTTTCTTTTCCCTTGAATTTGCGGATGTTTACAACTTCAATTTCAATGATAAGATATTTATTAAGGATTCATATTGGCGAATCTTGTCAATAAGTGATTACGTTGTAGGTACGCAAGACACGGTTAAAGTTACTTTGATTAAGCAAGTAACCGCAGAACCTGACTGCCTACTAACTCCATCATCAATTACAGCTTTAGGCGCGGTTGCGTTTGTGGATGTCAATGGTGACCCTGCAGATGCTACAGAGGTTTGTTGTGAGGTCTTTAATTACAACTGGATTGATGGCGGTTGTTACGCATTTAGTCGGGATAGTGATGGAAGCGGTAAGCCAAAGAGCGCACAATTAACAAACGAAAGAACATTAGCCAACCCACCACAAGAAAAGTCAGGGCTAGTTGTATCAGATAACAACTTTATCGGATTCGGTAACGACAACTCGATAGTAATTGGAAGCGGTCATAGATTAGATAGTGGTTTAGATTCCGTTTTTGTTATGGGTTACAACGCAAATGTGTTAAACGGAGGGGCTACAATCGGAAGCGCAGGTTCGTACATAGGCGAGATGCAAAATGGATTGATACCAGTATGGGGCAAAGGTGATTTTACAAACGATACGACAGCAATTACTTTGGCGGCTTATGGTTCGACTTACATCAATATGCCAGATGATTCCGTATGGCTTGTGAAATTGCGTTTAATGGTAGGTCAAGTAGGCGCGTTAATTGATG